ATGTTGGCACGTGACTGTTCCAGGTAGTCACCACCATCACTGGCCACTTCCTCGGCATTCTTGCCACCCAGCTTCTTGCCAAACTGGCTCGCCTGACCAGCAAGCTCACCAATCCCGCCGACAAGGTCCAGTGCGCCAGCGCCAATTCCTCGGGCTACATCCCCAAGCCCCACATCAAGATTGCGAGCCGAGGCGGCGACGGGGCGCAGCTGGGCAACAGAAGCGGCAGACAGGCTGCTGTCCAGATTGCGCCAGAACGGATCATTACGGGTATCGGATGATTGCGGTTGTGGCAGGGCATCACGCAGTCCAGGTTTATCCATGGCATCCTCGATTTTTGGCAAAAGAAAAGCCCCGAACGGCGAACCGTTCAGGGCTTGAATGGGGGAATGCTGGCCAATAAACAGACTGGCCGACTATGGGGAGATGCTAACGCTGGGAGGGGGTAAAGGCAACTACTGGCGCCCTTGGGCCTGACTCATCGCCTTATAGGCGTCCAACTTTATGTCACGCAGTCGGGTGGCAGTGACCGTCGCCTGCTCTGCCTTCTTCTGTTTGGCTGCCTGCTGGCGCCACAGCTCAAAAGCGGTATTCATTCTGGTAGGGTTCTCCATCAGGTCATTCAGCTTGCCATGCTGGTTCGCCTCTTTGACGAACTGAAGTCGGTCAGGATCACCATCAGTCCACTCCTTGATAGGCGCGCTGGCGGTCAAATTTTCACGCTTGCTAGTCATGCCGTAAGTGTCGGCCAATGCAGCCTTACTCTGCTCAAGCTGGGCGTCCAGCGCGTCCAGTTGCAGGTCTTTATCCTCTGTATTGCTGGAAGATATACGAGCTCGGTTCTGTCCGTGCTGCTTCTCAAGGTCAGTCACAGCCTTCTTGTAACCGGCTTGGTCTGGGCCTGCTGCCAGGCCGAGCGAGGCCCGCAACTGGTCTGCATTGCCAATCATATGTTTGGCGAGGGCCGCTCGCTGATAGGCCGGCTTTAAGAAGTCGTTGATGGGGATCACCTTAGGGGGATCGTCAGGGGACGAGCTCCGATTATTGGTGACCGGTCGTACATCCTTGCTGCCATCGTCATAGGTGACTTCCACCCCCAGTACCACCCCGCGCCCATCCGGAGTCACCATGATATTGTTGAGCTGTTTAGCGGTGATGGTCTTGCCGCTATCTGGATCAATATCCCCCACCCCTTTATTGACCTCATCCTGATAGAGAGTGCCAGCTGCCTTGATAAACGTTGGATCGTTAACCATCGAGTGGCCTTCCGGCGTTGAGGGATCCAGCTTGCCCTCTTGTGCCTGGCGCATCAGGTTGCCCGCATAGGTGACAAAGGTCTTGCCGGCCTCGGCATAGTCCTGCTGTAGATAGCGCTCAGGGTTGTAGGAGCCTGCGCGCTTGTCACGGACCACACCCCAGAACTGCTCTCCAGGGTCTTTCCCATCGGCAACCGCTTGCCAACCTGACTGGATGATGGGCAGGTTCTCCTGTTGGAACAGTTGCTTCTCCCGTTGTTCACGCTGCCACTGATATTCCTGCTGCTGACGAGCTTCGCTGGCAGAAGCGCGGCGTTCATAGGCATTTGCACGGGCTTCATCCGCTTTCAGTTGCGATGCTTTGAGCGAAAACTCCTTTTCATAGCGAGCATCCGCCACACCATCTCGTGTCTTTGAGTAATCCACGCCCTCCTGATAACGCTCGTCTGCAACTTTCTGCCGATCCTGCTCGTTCTGCCACATGGCATCGCGCAAGCTCATGGACTTATCCATGCGATCGTCATCTTTCTGACCACGCTGATAACGGTCCATTGTATTGAACCCAGCCAGGAACCCCTCTGCCAATCCTGAAACGCCCATCCCTTACCCCCTTAAAACAGACTGTCTGCCAGAAAACCGATACCGGCCCCGATCGCCGTTCCAATCCCCGGCATGACCATGGTGCCGACAGCCGCGCCAGCACCAACAGAGCTCATGGTTTGCGCCTTCCGAGCAGTCTTGAGGCCCTTGTTGGCCGCCTCAAGTTCTGACTCTCTATTGGCTGCATCACGCAGGCCTGTCATCCCCTGCTGGCGCGTCTGGGCACCGAGATCCAAAATTCCGTATCCCATCACACTCTCCCGCCAGCTTTAATTGATTCACGCAGACCGGCATCGGCACCAGTCAGGATCCCCATCTGGCGTGCCTGCTCCTGCTCACGCAGACCATTCTCTGTTCCGGCCGTCATCAAGGCTGATCGCAGCCCTTGACTGTTATCGTTGGCAAGAGTGGGCGCTGTAACCCCCATGCGGGCATTCCGATTAGCTGTGGCCTGCTGAGCAGAACGCAGGGCGTTCGCATTGTTCCCATCCACCCTGCCAAGCTGGTCCTGGAGTAACTTGCCATTGGTGGCCAGGTCCATCAGCTCTTTCTGCTTGGGGTAGAAGCGAGTCTTCCAATCCTGATATTGCTCCCGGGTAATCTTGGCGTATGTGTCTGCGGCGTATCCCATTGCTGACTCCTTAGTAGCCCTTGTTTTGCAACACGGATGCGGTCGGGCTGATCTTCTTGCTGCCTACCACCGCAGGAGCTTTCAGCTGCCCAAGCCCATAAGCGGTAGCACCGCCGGCTAATGTGCCTACCAATCCTGCCGTGGCCTGCTTATCCTGGAACGAGGTCTGGGCATCGCTCACCGCCTTGCGCAAGCTGGTATTGGCCACATCCCCCATTCCGGCAAGGGATTCGGCCTTCTGGCCAGCACCAATGCTCACCACATCCTTGAGCCCTGCCACATACTTATCTTGCTGGCTGGACTGGGCCCGATTGGTGGTATCGGTCTGGCTCAAGGCCTGATCTGTTTCCAAATCGCCCATTGCCCCCTGGTACTTGCCACTGGTTGGGTCTACTCCACCTGCGGCCATGGAGTCAGCCAGCCCGGCGCGCGCTTCGCCAAAGGCCTGTGCCGTACCAAGGGCTGCAGTCCCAGCCAGCTTGTCGTATTGCTGCTCGCTGTTGAGGTTATCCACCTTGTCCATGAAAAGGTCCTCATACTGCTGCAGGTCGTTTTTGTAGAGATCCCACTGCTCCATGGCCACACCCGCGGCAGCTTTCTGGGCCTCGGTTTCCTTGATTTCGTTCGAGCCACCCTTCCCCATCACCCACCTCTCACAGGTTGATCTGAAATACGTACAGGCCATCAGCATCGTCCGGCTGACGCACCCACCCCATTCTTGGCGCTACCCTGAGCCACCCCCTACGCGCAGAGTGAAAGCGCAACCAGCGGGCCCCGACCATGCGGGCTAACCGCCTCACCTCGGGCAGATGCCTCTCCGGTACTCCGCCGTGCCCCCAGCCGACCCACACCAGCACCCCGGTAGTGCCCCGTTCGCTGACCGGCTTCAAGACGAAACCGTCATCTCCACGCACAAACAAAAACGCCACCCGGTTTCGGATGGCGTCTTTAAGCTCAGCTAACAACCTTGGATTGCCAGTGTCGATGGCAATTCGCGATAGGTATCGATTCTGCATTGCCATCAAGCTAGACATACAACCGCCAGGCATGAACTAGATGCATACGGATACCCTTTATTATCACGATCATAGCTAATGGTGTGGACCTGGTTAGCCGCTAGCAAGCTCTCGAAATTGTGATTCATCGTCGAACCTTGCCCCATCCCGTAATCGCTTGCCGTCAGTGATCCAATTGCCACCCCATTTAGATAAACAGTGGCTGTCGTTGTGGATGTCCCACTAGAAACGGTAAGCATAAAAGTGCACTTTCTTACGAATGGCTGAGCCGGAAGCGATACAGGAGAGGCAAGATTCAAGGAATATGTCCTAACAATATCGCCAACAATCTTCTCTGCATAAATTGTCCCCTTCACCACACAGTCCTGCTCAATCGTGCAGTTTCCCAGGGTGATGTTTTTGACATATCCTCCCTCTGCCCGCAGACGATTGGTGAACAGACTGCCATCGGCATAAATCATGGTGTACCAACCCCAGCTCCAACCGGCATAGGGGCCGCCCTTGCCAAAACCAGCTGCTCCCCCGGCCATGAAGGAATTGCCCATATCGAGCTGGCCACCAGTGATCAAGGGGGCACTGATACTGACACCGGCCTTGATGTAGTCCGCGGTGATCTTCTCTGAGTGAAGGATCTGGATGGTGGCAGCCTTGATGACCGCCTCTTTGATGGCAACCCGGCCATCATCAGTAACCCCGAATATGATCTCTTTCACACTCGGGTTTGCTGGGTTATAGATTGCGAAGTGTGTAGCTGATGCGATGATCTCATCCACGTCAGGGCTGGTCTTGGCCCTCAAGCCTGCAGTGCTATGAAGTGGCCCTGTCAGCCCATTTTTGTTGATGAAACGCACCCAGTAATAGGCGGTATATCCCTTCCCTACGGCGTCTGAGTAGACATTCGACAGTGTGGTGCCGATCGCCACGGCACTGGCCGGATTGTCCACCAGTGCCCGCAATATCTCTGCATACGAATGCCCCTTGTAACCAGGAATATCCCACGTCAGGACAATGGTATGAAAAGCGCCATCTACAGTGACATTCGTTGGGGCAACAGGAGGCTGTACTCCTGACCATTCAGGGTCTGTTGGCTTATCCGGTGGCAACTCCGGCACCACCGCCCCGCTGCTATTGCGGCGCAAGTTCACCATGCCAAGGGACGCTGCCTCTCGTAGGGTCAGCGCCTTGTCCAGCCGGTCGCCCTTCTGGCCGGTCAGGATCTGCATGTTCTCGGTCAGCCCCTGCGGGGTACCGCTGGCACGAAAGGAACTCTTGCTCATTGCGCTGCTACCTCAGCAATGCTGGTGCCCAGAGTAATGCGCTCGATCACCGCAGTGCCGGCCACCTCAACCTGCCACCGACGCCCCCGCAAAGGAGGCAACCTGAAGACGCCAGCAGGTACCTGGCCCTCGGTGAGGGCAAATACTCGCACCCCGTCTATGAGCAGCGTAAAGCGGCATTGGCTGATCAGCTCGCCGGTCACCCGGGCACAACCCAACCTGACGCCGAGTGGCAACTCAAACTCTTTAGAGCGCCAGATCATCGGCAAGGCAGTATCCCCAGCCCGCCACTGATAAAGCTCAAGACCCTTGGCCAACATAAGCGCATCGAGCTGCATGTCAGGCACCGCAGTATCCCAACGACCCGATAACCAGCGCAGATCTCCCGATTTCGGATCAAAGACAAACCCATGGCTATCGGTCAGAGCAACATACTTGCCTTCGCTGTACCAAGCGCACAGAGTCTCAGGTTTCATCAACTGCCACTGCTCACGGGTGATGATGCCCTCGGTGATCAAGGTTCCACCATCGGCCCCGACTCCAATCAGGCCATCTGGCGCCGCATAGAGCACCATGCCATCCAGCGCCACCATAGATCTCGCACTGACACAGGCTTGCTGGACCGAGGAGAGCTTCTGTCCGGTGATGGCTGAGGGGGACGCACCTTGAAACAGATAGGGATAACCCTTGGTCCCCACTACCAGCGCCGTATCGATAGCCGCGATCGCCACGATGTCATGCTCGGTGGTTAGCTTGTACTTCTCCGGCCAGGCGTAAGGTAGAAAGGGCTCGGAGAACAGCACGGCATTACCGATGAATCCTGCACAGATGCCGTTAGCCATCTGACAAATGCCCCGCATGGCATCCGGCGGCATGGTGTAACCATAGGTCTCAAGCACGGGTCCCAGCTCGCCATCCTTCTGGCTATCGCTGTGCGTCACGGTCGCAATGGGGAGCTCGGCCACCAGCAAGTAATCTGCCATCCCACCACCTGACACCGACCGATAGAGGCGACGCCGGGTGATGTTGCTGTTGTTAGTTGGGACTGGAGACAACCCCACCAGCACGGTGGAGTTTGGGATGGTGATAGTGACTTTCCCACTGGCAGGCCCGGGGGCCCCCTCCTCCCCCAAGCCGGTGACATAGGTCTCAACATAGAAGCGAGTTTCATCATCGGTTGGATCATCATCTGTGCCGCCAGTCGGTGGGGTAACAGACTGCATATTCGGAGGTGTCGCTGGGGCAGGAACACCAAGGCGGTACCAGGCCGTTGGCTTGTGAATGCCACTGGTTGCGATCGTGTCATAGGTCAGCTTGGGGGACTCACCATCGGTGTAATAGATCCGGTTGTACTGGTCTTGTGCGATGGGCGAACGCATCACCTCGACTAGCTTGTTCCAGGTAAACCAGTGGACACCGTAATAGTGAAACAAGGTTTTGGGCACCAGGGGCAGTGTCAGGCCAACAGGCTTGTCCGCCATCAACGGTGCCAGCACCCCGCGATCAAAGTGGCAATCCTGCGCCAGAGTGGCCGCTTCATCAGGCAATAGATGATCAGCCACTCTCGGCACCATCCCACGCATGGTTACGATATCAATGGGTGACATGTGGAACCCTCACGTGGTAACCACAAGATCTATCGGCACTGTTTGACCGATGCGTGCAGCAAGCCAGTTATGGATACCAGCAAGGATTGGTAATCGAACCGAGCAATAGTTATTCCCATAATTTACGGTTGCAGCCTCTGCGCTACCTAAGCCAGGCACAACGACCCGAACTCGACGTCCCGCAGCAAACTGCCCCTGACACTCAATAAAGATGATATCTGACATCCGACTACTCGTAGAAAGTACGACCAGTGCTTTTCCATCAAATGAGGTGGGATTGATGCTTCCCATAGGGTTAAGTGGGCCTATGCTGCCTTGAGTTGCGGCAAAACCACATAGCAGTACATCACCGTTAACGAATGAACCAATTGTGAGCCGATGTGTTGAAGCACTGCGACCTGCCAGATCACCAAGTAAACAAGGGGCTGGCAACCCAGCTCGATTAGCGGTATCACTCATCCAGCGGTTACCACCAAACTCGCTATAAGCAGCAGATAACAAAAAGGGTTTAGCAGGAATTGTCATTTCTTGACTCCAGCTTCTCATCAAGGGCCTTCACGGCTTCCACCAACAAGGCCAACACCCCGGCATGTGCGATAGATAGCGTGCCGTCCAGGTTCAAGAACACGGATTCTGGTTGCACCACGGCCAAGTCCTGTGCGATCAGCCCCGCTTCGCGCTGGCCTGTTTTGTCATACAGATGGCCGGTGAGCTGCTTCACCTTGGTCAGCGCGTCAGTAATAGGGGTCAGGTTCGATTTGAGGCGACGGTCAGAGCGGATATACACATCGTTAAAATTGCCATTTCCTGTTGCGTAAACCCCACCAGAAGTATTGATCGCATCGGCATCGGTATTGGCCACATAGAGCTTCTTGCCACCGAAGGTCCGTACCCAGGTCGCATCCTCCATGTACATGCCACCACCATAGGTCTCGTTGATCCAGCCTGTGTTGCCGGTAGATCGAAACCAGTTGTTGAGGTAAAGCGTGCCATAACTGCCACCGTCCCCCATATAGGGATGGGTATGGCTGGCTGGAGCAAAATCTGGTTTATCTGTGACCTCGGTATAGCTTGGCCAACGTGAGGCCGTCACCGGAACTTGATCAATTTGTCCCCAGGTATGTCGGTGGCTTACTGCAGCGAACTCTGGCTTACCAGTCACCTCATCCCAAGCAGGCCAGCGGGAAGCATAATCGGGGAGCCCCGTCAGCTGCGACCATGCATGGGTGTGACTGACCGAGGCCGCCCCGATCTCTTCAATCGTGGGCCAACGTGTAGCGTAGACAGGAATGTTAGAAAGTTGAGACCATGGATGACTGTGCTCAGATGGCGGCATGGTCACCGGCTTACCGGTGACATCAGCCCAGCCGGGTACCCAGCTTGCGGGCCGAGCCCCGACATCCGCCGCACTCAACACAACCGCACCGGTCATACCATTAATGGAGATCACCGCATCGGTGCCGTCAATTTTGAACCAGGAACGGCTTGCGGGATCCCAGTGCAGGTAATCCCCTCCTACATAGGACTCGCTGGCGATGACCCCGGAATGTGAGATCCGATAAAACGGGATCCCTTGATTGGGCGCTGGCGCTATCGGCGCACCTGCTGATGCGTTCCAAGGACCGGCCCAAACAAGCTGTGATGTGATGGCCTGCGCCCACTTTTGTGCCTGCAATGCCCAATGCAGCGCCGAAAACTCTCCGGGCCGCCCATTAATGTCGCTTCCCTCTGGGTTCTGAGCCCACGCTTCAGCCAGGTTCTTCGCCATACTCGCCTGCTGCGCACTGGTAGCTGCTGCAGCTTGATCCTGAGCCGCCTGACTCGCTTTATCACTGGCCGTGTCTGCTGCCGCAAGAGCTTGCGCCGTTTTCGCCACCACCTCATCACGCATGCCTTGAACGGCTACTTTGCTCTGCCCAACAGACTCCGCGTTGGTGCTGACCTCTCTACTTTGCACTGCGACGGTGGCCGCATGGGTAGCCACCTCCGTCGACTTTGTTTCTACCACAGCACGATCAGCAGATACCTGTTGGGCCAATGTAGTGACCCTTCCTGCATGCTCAACCGTAACAACCTTTGCGCGTTCAGAGGCTTGAGCCGCAGAGTCTGCATTGCTGGCGTAAGTCAGGGCATGGGCTTCGGAAGCTGCAGCGGCAATCTTAGCGCCAAGAGCCGTATTTGCTTGGATAGTCGCAGCGCCAGCACTGGCTGCCGCGTCATTTGCCTTGGTGGTGGCGGTCGCCGCACTTTCGCTGGCGTTGGTAGCCTGGGCTGCAGCCGCTGCTGCACTGGTCTCTGAGGCCGAAGCACTGGTGGTTGCTGCAGTGGCTGAATCGCTGGCCTTGGCTGCATGGTGCAGCGCGGAGTATTTGTCGGTCACCACAGCCACATCAAGCGGATTTTCTGCCCACTGCAGTGCCCGCGTGGCTGAGGCTGTAGCCGCTGTCGCACTGGTCGCCGCCTCACCCGCTTTACTGCTCGCCGTATTGGCGGATGCCAAAGCTGCACTAGCCTGCTCAGCTGCTAACTGGCTAGCCCGTTGCGCGGCACTTACGTCATTGCCAGTCTGGGTCCGATCCCGACCGGTTGCCTCAGCCGCAGACTCAGCTCTTTGCATCGCATCGACCGCTCGCTCGAGCAGAGGTGGCGTCAAGCTGATACCGCTATCGACCAGGATACTGTTCAGTGGACCATCTACGCCTTGAGACACCACAACCCCGGTTCCCAAGTAATCCATGTCACCACATTGGTCATTCTGGGCATACACATCGTAGCTGCCCACTGCCAGCGGGAATCGATACCGACCAGCAGCATCACATTTGAAGGTCAGTACCGAGCCCATCAGCACTTCACTGGTCGTGGTGATGGACCGCAACTCGATGATCGCCCCAGGTACCAACTTGCCTGCGGGATCGGTCATCACTCCGTGGATCTGGATCATTGGCGCCGTCCGTTGGTGCTGGCCTGGCTGTCCCGCATCGCTATCATGGTGGCATCTGTTTCGGTGCTGACCGATAACGCCTGCGTGAAGGACTGCAGGTGAAGTTGCCCTCTAGACGCATTTGCCGTCACCTCCGAGTCACGCATAAACGCCCGGTACATGATCCAATCCAGACAGGGGGTGATATATCGGTCATCAACCTCGACCTGAGCGCCCGACTCGACCGTCGATCTCGTTGCCGGTGTTGGGAGAATACTGAGCACAAGATCGACACTCACTCCCGCCTTCACCCCGGGATACAGCCAGAAGGCGGTGATATTGGTGGGTTCGTGGATATAAAGCTCCGCCTCTTCCCCACCGGTACTGCTAGCCCAGCTCGGGATTAAGCTCTCCAGGTCAGCACGTGACACATACCGGATCGACTTGCCAGTCAGCGTATTGCGCTCAATGTCTATCAGCTTGATGGTCCCTGCGGGGGCGGTTTGCCGAGTACCAGCGGCACAGGCAAAAGATTGGGTCTTGATGAAGATGTCCGGTCTGGCGCTGGCGATAGCGGATATCGCGCTGTTGTAGTAGGAGATCAAGTCCTCCAGACCCCAGCCGATCCGCTGTGTATCCGTTAACTCAATTGATGCTCTATTCAACATTTCACTGACCAGCATGACTCACCTCACCTCACATCAGAAGAAGTTGCGTGTTCGCACTGGGTTTTGAACCCTTGCGCTCTCGGTTTGCTCAATGCGGAACCGGTACGCAGCGCGGATCCCGTCATAAAACTTGCGGCGATTTATCTGAGCCAGTTCAGGGTTTGTCCAAGGCTTGGCGTGCAATTGCTGCAAGAGATACGCAGCCCCACAAGCCAGCTCATGTGCGAAGTCCTCAACGAGAGCTGATGGGATCAGTGTTGCGGTCGGCAGAGGTTCAATGGCACCGACGATGCAAACGTTGCTCAGTGGTACAAGGAAGCGAATGGATTCGGCAGACTGAGCGTGATAGTGCAGGCTAGGTGTGAGCATGATGTCGCCCGCAGTGATGCGATGAAGCACCGACCCAGTCACCTGTGGCACGCGCACATCCTGCCTTGCCTGACGATTGATACTGCTGGCCATCGCGAAGCTAACGGTCTGCCCCTCTAGCACTTCATCAAACTGGCGCTCTAGATGAACCAGCGCGCTTTCATGACAAAACACGATGGCCGCCTCGATAAGGTAGCTATGTGCTAATGCGTCAGCACCTTCCGTGTGAGGTAAATGGAGGACCCGCTGGCGAACCAGCGGGATCAAGGTAGCTGTACTCGCCAACCGGCTATCTTGTACCGGCACCATTACTCAGCGGCCTGCTTGGCTTTAAGGGCATCACGTACCCGCAGGCGAAACTCATCCACCTTCTCACGTGGCTCTTGCGCTTCAATGTTCAGCTCCTCACCTTCCACCAAGGTTGCAAGTTGGGCGGAGGTCAGCTTGGCCAGGTCACGGTCACCAACGATCATGCTTTGCTCTTCGGCCAGACGGGCAGCCTCCTGCGCCAGTCGTTCTGCCTCCTCGGCAGCCAGCTTGGCGATGGTCTCTTGACGCAGGATCTCGCCAGGCAGAGCCTCGGCACAAATCCAGACGGTGGGAAACTCCAGCAGTTGCATGGCAATATGGCTCTCCACATCTACCGCGGTATGGCGCGGGAACACCATGCGGGAACCAGTAACGGTGTCTTTCTTGCTCGGCTTGTCACCGATATAAACCACGGCAATTTTGTCGCTCACGGCAATATCTCCAATCCAGAAATGAAAAAACCCGGCACAGGGCCGGGCGCGCAGCGATGGGCGAGTTACAGATTGCCAATTACCTCATAGTGCAACTTGAGCTTGGCAGTACCCGTTGCGGCGCCACCGCCAACGGTGAGGGTGATCTCCTGCCCACCCTCAGTCATCAGGTCATCCACCGGAATGTACTTGGCTACGGCGGTTACCGTGCCCTCAGCACTCACAATGGTGGTGGTACCAATCTTCACTGTCAGCGTGGTACTGGCGCCCAGCGCGCCGGTGATAAGTGACACTCCCACCACCTTGAGGTTGGGCTCGACCTTGTCACCGAACGCAATCACATCGCCTGATGGAACGGCTACCAGCTTGGCAATGAAAGTCGGAGAAATAGAGAGGTTGCCGAACGCGCCGACAAACCAGCGGCGGCAAGTGGCAATCAGGTTAATCTTGGCCATGATATGGCTCCTTGTCTGATCAGCTAATGACTGAGGGCCTGATGACCCTCTGTGTCTGTGGGTTATCAGCGAACTATCGGGCTCACCGCGGTATCCAGTGCCATGCAGCCATGATCCTGGATGTTGCCGTTCTTCTGCTTGAAGCGGATCTTCTGCAGGCCCCCCATCCAACGCACAGACAACTCAGTGGCGTTGTCGTGGTCGGTTTTCTCTTCAAACATGCCAAAGGAGCTGCCCTGCTCTCCCGAACCAAACGCATTGGCAAGCGCTTGGCCGCCCAGCAAGATTGCACGGTCAATGGTGGTACCGGCTACCTTGTCCACTTCTACCCCTGTAGCAGAATCGGCCGCACAGACTTTCACGAGACTTCCCTGGTTAAAGCGAACAGGCATCCCCTTATAAGGCTTGACCAGAATGCCGCGCCACATCGCCCCTTCCCCTAGAAAGATCGGGTGATTCCAGCCTTTACTGCGCACCGTGACCGCGGCCAACATGGCGTTCCAGTCCTTGCCCGAGGAGCTGGTGTAAAAGTCGTGCCATTGGCGCGATGTAACGTAGAGCACGTAGAGGGGTTCGCCACCTGACGGGTCAGACACCATCCGAATAGGCTGGATGGGGTTGGCCATCTCAGACAGAAACAGCGCCATGTTGTCCACACAGCCGAGATTGAAACGGTCGGCCGCATCGATGGTTTCGAAAGAGGTCGCATCCCCGCCAAAAAAGTGACGCTGGTAGGTCGGTGCGGTGATCGGGTTGATCATGATGTCTGCAAACTCTTCATCATCTGCCAGCGGTAGGATGATGTCGTCCGCAGCATAATCGCCACGGGCACCGGCCAGCTGAACGAAACCGCGCTGGTCTGTCAGACGGCCGTAATAACCATCAGCCAACAACACGCGAGCGGTCTTGATCAGGTCATGCTTGGTACGCTTCTGGCTCATCTTGCCACCCGCGTCCACACCATGACGGGTCTGGTTGATCTTGAGCGAGAAGTCTGCAAACGCCAGGCTCTCGAGACGACCAGCAATCTTCTTGTCTCCCATGGTTGGGCGACCAGAGAGCTGATGGAACAGCTGCATATCCACTTCATCACCGGCATTTTTGCTCAGGTCAGTGATACGAACTACCGGGGCACCCGCGCTGGTCTGCTTGCCACCGTTGACCTTGGCACCTTTTGGCGCCTCTTCAGTCAACAGGTTAACCAGGGAGTGCGCTCGGTTGGCAGCCGTAAACAAGGCCGCCTGCATAATCTTGTTGGCTTGCGCCGAGGTGACTTGGGTCATGATCCTCTCCTACCTAAAAACAAAAACCCCGACACAGTGGTCGGGGTTTGCGTGTTAATCGTGTGGTGGGTTAATACCCGGCTTGCTCCAGTAGTGCCTCGAGCTGGGCGTCCGTCATGGCCCCCATTTCGCCGACCAACTCGGTCTGCGACATGGCGCCATAACGGGCAACACCGGTTTCGGGAGCTTGATGGGTTTGGCCGAGCGCCGACGGGCTGGATGGGATGAAATCAGCGGGCTTGTCGGTTTCCGTGCTGGGTGCCTTAACGGGCGGTGGAGCAGTCTCCACGATATCGCCAAAGGCCAGTTTGGTACGACGGGCCGCCTCTGCAAATCGCTCATCCAGTGACTTGCCCTGCCACGCGGGGTCTACCTGAAGCTTTTCATCGACGATGATGGCGAAGTCGAAGCGATCCTGGTCCTTGTCCCGCCAGCTCATCAGGTCAGGTACCGTCTGCAGAGCGGCCTGCACCGGATTAGCGGCAGGTTGCACCACTGCTGGCTGTTCCAGCAGCTGGATCTTGCGTGCCATGGCGGCCATGGCCTTCCCAATCTCCGGAAAGTCCTTGGCCAGTTGGTCCACTTCATCCTGGCTAAGCTGGTCTGGCTCAGCATCAGGGTTAATCCCGTGCTTCTCCAGTACCGCCTGCAGCTTGTCCCGCTCAGCCTGAGCTTGCTGAGAATGGTTCAACTGCTCACGCAGGGCCTTGTTCTCACTGCGCGCCAGCTCCAGCACGTCATAAGGGATGGTGTGTTGACCACTCTTGGCCAGGATCACCTTTTCAGGTGCCGCAACCACTTCATCATCCTGCTCAATACTGGCTGCCACTTCGACCGCCGACGGCGCGGTCTCTACGTCCGTTTTCTCGGTGACAGTGCCATCGGATAGCTCGGGATCGCCCTCTTGTTCGATCTCCTCCAGCATGGCTTCCAGTTCGTCCAGGCTCTCAGTCCCGGTCAGGTTGTCGATGTTCGTATCCATGGTCATCCTCGTGGGTTTTCAGTGGGTGGTATCGCTGCCCAAGCGGGGAAACACTCTTAACAAAAGCGCTTCCCGGCTGGAGCTAGGCACAAAAAAACCCGCGCAAGGCGGGTTGAAAACGTGCACGACACGGTTTGAAAAGTCTCACTTGAGATAATGATGTTTCAAATCGTAGTGAGCAACTGGCAGAAATGACATATGAAAAAGGCCCAATCTCGAGAGACTGGGCCATGTTGGGGAAATCCTAACGCTGGCAGGTCAAGAAAGCAACAATCAGAGCGTGATAGCATCAATCTGCTGCTCAATGGTGGCAAGCAACTGAGCCTGTAGGGCTGCTTGCTCGGCCTGGATCCCCTCTTGTTCAGTAACCAGTAGCTCCATCTCCTGCAGGGTCTTGCCTGTCTGGGCCTGCTTAAGCGCATCCTCGAACCGAATAGAGTCGGTCAGCTTGGTTATCCGTTGGGCTTCTGCCTGCCACTTGGCCGCCTTGCCTTCCAGCTCGGCCAGCTTGGCCTGCATCTCACGCATGGCCATCTCCTGCTCCATCTGTTGCTGCTGGGCCTGCTGCTCTGCGGCGGCACGCTCCTCCTCATCCATCTCCTCGGGATCTTTGGGGATCTGAAGGGCATTACGTATCCGCTCCACGAACTCAGCCTTACGCGGCACATCCATCAGCTCAACCAGCAGATCAAAGCACGCTGCAGCGGCTTCCGGTGGCAACTGTGCCATAGCCTGGGTCATACGCTCTGCCAGTTGCTGCTTGTAAGCCGCGGTCTGCTGGATAGGCGCCAAGGCAATATGGGCCCGCAACCGGGTCACGTCATTAGTGAGCTTGCCGTCCTCCTGCTCCACGTTGATCACCACCGCCTTGCGGCGGCGCGGATCATCGCGATTGACGGTCACCTTGTAGTTGCGCTTGCTGGCCATATCCTCCAGCAGATAGGCCAGCGCCAGCTGCCCCACCAGTTGGCAGCCCATCCGGTAGTTGTCATTGATCTCGGAAAGTGTCGTGGCGCCCTGCTCGACCAGGTTGCTGATGGCAACACCTGACTGGCCAGTAGTCCCCTGCCCCAAGAAGGCGGCATAAACCCCCATGGTGTCCTGGATGAGCTTCACCGAATCCTGCATCACCTGGAACTGCTGGGCCGCCACGTTGAAATCCTGCTCCACCTTGAAGGCGTCACTCACGCTGGTCTTGTTGATGCGATCAGGGTTGAGCTCGACCAAGCCATCCGGGCGCTCAACCTGCTCCAACACCTGCTCCCGAGTCATGTTGGTGGCATCCTTATCCATGATGACGCGCTTAGCCTGCAGCAAGAAGGTGAGCTTGATACGGCGTAGGTTCACCTCATCCTGAGCAGGAATGGCACGGGCGATCAGGCCATAAGGTTCACCAGAGCTGTCTTTGCGGTATCCCCAGAACGGCACCAGCGGATACATATTGTGGGGCGCACTGCAGGGGCGATCGACCAGGTGATGGGGACCCACGAACCAGGACTCGCGGATCACGGCTACCGGACGACGCTCCAACCTGGCGCGGCCCGTGGCAACAGCGGCAAGATGAAGTTGGTTGGTCTTGTCATATTCCAGTGCTCGGCCAGAGTCGAGCATCAGCACTTGGCGTGTGCTGAAGGTGCGGTAATAAACCACCTGCAGCAGCACCCGATCACGCTCTCGGCTACACCACTCGACCTGTTTGCTGTCAAAAGAGCTCCACTCATCGAAGGCACTGACCAGATCGGGGGCCATTCCTTCAATTGATGTCAGGCTGACTATCCCATCCCAATCATTCACGCCCCACGTCAACGCCTCGGCCTTACTCGGAAACAGGGTCTTTGCTTCATCCAAATCAACCCAGCGGCGGCGCATCAGCCACCGGCAATCAGTCAGATCTGGCTCACGACTGTGCCAGTCCCAATACACTTCGTCCCGATGAACATTGCTGAACTTGTAGCGCGGACCGAATGGGTCATCCTGACGGCGCACCTCAACCCAACCGAGACCGGTCTTTATCTGCCCAGCGTAAGCTTCACCCCGGGCTCGATCCAACCCTCCCAGCCGACACATGTCGGCGTACTCGGCGTTAACCGCCTCCGCCATCTGCTCCAGCTCATCATCGTGATCATCAGCAATGACCATCAGATCGGTTCTGCTCTTGGCCTCCATGCCCAGCACTCCATCAATGGTGGGGGCGATCAGGTTATGGATAGTAAGTGGCTGCCCGCGCTCTTCCAGCACCTTCTTCACGCTGGCAGGCAGCTGGTCATTGTCATAGTAGGCACAGGCGCGATTAGCCATAGAACGCCAATCAGGCTGGCCATTGATGTCACTCATCATGTTGAGCAGACGTGCTGTATCGAGGCCTCCCCGTGAGGGGGCCTTGGGTTGGTTCTTGATCATCTCAGTTGGCCATCCAGTGCTTGGGTTTACGTGCGGTGCCGGACTTGACGATGCGAGCAGGCATTCTGGCCCGCATCTCTTGGGCAATCATGTAACTGACGAGCTGATCGTCGTAACAGCCAGTCTGGGCATTCATGCTGCCCCGTTTGTCATAGACGTAGGTGGTTGCTTCACTGATGGTGCCTATCCAGTAGATCCCGGACTGGCCAGCACGCAGCAGGTCTTTGAGGCCATCCACCAGGATCGGCTTGGATTGTCGTGTGGTGAGCCAACCAAGGCGCGGGGTCTCATCATCCCGATCCCGGTCGATGTACTCCTGGGCGTAGATACGCCTTACCGGATAGTGATCCCGCAGGGCCAGCAGCACCGCATGACCATGGTTATTGCGCTCGGGGCCAATGTAAGCCGGACCATACTCTTCGGTGCCATACCACTTGCCGACATGAGCCAACAGCTGAGCAAAGAGACCAGGGTCAAGGTGCCCGTACCAGTGGGCTACCTGCCTGCCGTCACTCTTGGCTACCACATCACACGATGACCGGTCACCATGTTCGAGGCCTTCTGCCACGTCGGCGCCGATAGCGTAATCCTCGTCAGGGTCGGGCAGCTCCCAGACCAGCAGCATGTTCTCGAGCGAACGTTGGCCCTGCTCATCCAGGATCTCCGGCTTGCGAGCCCTCTCCCGTCTGCCGGTAACCGGGTCGATGTCATAGACAATGAGCGGGGCTATGCAGTCCCCCTCTGCGGCCATGGTGACTGTCGGGTCGAATACCCTACGGCCAGAAGTCAGGAACGCCTCCAGTGGTGTGCTGGGGAACTCCTGCTTCATCTCCGCCCCCTGTGTCGCCTCCTTGAGCACATACCATTGCCGTTGCTCATCACTGATCGTGCAACCCATTGCCTTCTCGACTGCGGCGAAGTATTCCTGCTGGGCTTTGCTGGCGGTCACACCAGACCTTGGGACCACAGCCACATACTTCGGATCCTGCCACCAACCAAAGAAGTGAAACTTCCAATCCTGCTGGGTCAGCTCGTAAGTGGTTCTCGCCAGCTCGAGGGACTTCATGCTCATGCTGTGGAAATCACCGCCCACCCCTTCTGCCGTGGATTCGATGAACGCCACGCAGCCTGGGTGAATGGCGTTAAGGGTACCGGTTCGCACCTCCTTGGCTTTCTCGGGGTACTTGGCGCAGATCTTCCCGTGTTCTGACACATGCAGGCGCTGGACTGTTCCGGAGCGAAAAGAGGTGGCGACCTGGATACTGGAGCCATGGCGAAACAGGATGTAACCACCGTTGGCACCACCGCGGCGAGAGGCTATTGGAAAGCAGGCCTTGAGCCACGTAGGCAGGTTATCGAACGGGACCTCAATCTTGGTGCGGTAGATCTCCCCTGCCGCGGTCAGGTCTTGGGCAATGATCCCGCACTTGATGTTCTTGTTGAACAGCGCCTCATCCAACAGGTAAATATCTATGGCAGTGGAGAAGCCTATCTGACGCGCCTTCAGCACAATGTTGAGCCACCACATGGTCTTGAACAGCAGCTCCTGCGCCGGTCGCAGCCTGAATTGCACCAGCTCACCCTGCTCATTCTCCACCTTGTAGAGGTTGTTCATCCGCCACCACTTATCGCTGAGTTTCGAGCGGATATAGGCAATCTGCTCCGGCTCAGTCATAGCGGAGATGTCGGGTTCGATCATTGGTGGGTCTCAGGCAATAAAAAACCCGCCGAAGCGGGTTGGTGTGCTGATGTGTGGCTACTCGCGCCCTTGAGGCTCTGCAGCCCAGGCGTTTGCAATAGCTTGCACCTGTTTCCTGGC